CAGTACATCGACACGTTCTTCGACGGAACGATGGACGGGCCGAACAACGTGTGGAACCAGATGTTCCAGTACGCGAAGGACAACGACCTCAAGGTGATGGTGGAGGCGATCCACTTCCAGAAGGTCTACAGCCAGATGGCTGGGGAGACAGACACCGTAGTGGGGTTCGAGATGATCGGAGTGCTGTACCGATGAGCGAGATCAACGAAGAGATCAGCGGCCAGGCTGCCCAGTTCAGCAAGCTGCTGGACGTGGCTATGTCTGCTGGTGTGCGAGACGGGCGGATGGTCAGCTACGCCAGGCTGACCAAGCTCAGTGAGGAAGCCGGAGAACTGAGCGCTGCTGTGTTGCGCAACATGTCTCACAACATCCTCAAGGAGGACGGGACCGTAACGCGTGAAGAGGTTGGGCAGCACATCCTGTCCCTGGCTGTGACGGTGCTGGCGTTCTACGAGCACTGGACGAACAACCAGGAGACAGTGATGGATGACCTGCGCGAGCACATGGAAGCCACGCTGATGTGGGCAAGAGAGCAGATGGGCGCATGACCAGGTACCTGACCCGGCAGGTAGCCGTAGACGCCATCCAGTGGGACGGCAAGGAAGACACGTTCGGCCAGATCAGAGACATGCTCGGGGACGAGTACGAGCTGAGCATCATGGACGAGACCAGCAACCTCATCCAGATGGACACGGAGATGGGCGTGACCTACCCAGAGCCAGGCGAGTGGATCGTCTGGGACGGGGAGTTCGCACAGGCGTACAAGGATGCGCGCTTCAAGGAGATGTTCGCCCCTGCCACCGAGTTCATCCTGGATGCCCAGAACGTGGAGATCACGATGGTGCAGGAGTCGAGTGCCATCCCCAAGACGCAGGAGGAGAAGATCGCCTTCCGCCAGGACTGGGACAGCCGAGTGGAGCGAGGGATCCGATGAGTGATGACATCGAGGCCGTCTTCTTCTGGCGTGACGCTCACAAGAGCTGGCGAGCCCAGCACCACAAGGTCGTCGAGGGCTACGTGACGGCGCGGGGCAAGATCCGCCCAGCTGTGGCCTTCGCGGACAAGGCATACGGGGACAGCGTCGATCACTTCTACGACAGCATCTTCTACGTCCTGTACAACGGCACAGAGACCTACGCAGGCGCACGTGTAGCAGCAACCTTCACACCCAGGGAGAACTGATGGAGCGCACCGCAGCTGAGATCATGGAGTTCGGGCACAAGGACCTGGTGAAGTTCCTGGACGAGGGCTATCACTGGCCTCTGGACCACGTGTACGTGTATGACGCCAACGCTCGTGGCTGGCTCATCGCGACAGCAGAGGACGACGAGTTCTTCGCCACGTCCTACGCCCAGGGGGACGAGAACAACGAGCCTGACAGCCCCCTGTCGCGGGTGAAGATGCTGGACGAGCTCACCTACCCCGTGACTGTGGTGAGCATGCGCTACTACGCGGATTCCCTGGCGAACTGATGCGAGTTCTCGATCTGCACCTGGAGCACCGGGGCAAAGAGATCAAGGTGATCGGCAAGGACGGTGCGTGGGAGATCAGAGGCGTCCTCACCGGCATGCGGGTGGAGACAGAGGCTGTTCCCATCAGCAGCCTGACCGACATCCACGACGAGTACATCCCAGGACATGTCAACGTATTCCTGGACGTATGGCCGTGGTCCTCAGGTCATCTGGACCCGGACACGTACTGCGAGCTGCTGTGACCCCACGCAGAGACACACAGCACGGGCTATTAGAGGCCCTGAGCACCTCAGCAAGGCAATCACCCACGGGACACGCAGAAGGGCTCTAAGGGGCTATGAGAGCAGCGCACATGATCATCGACAGGTCGAACGGCACCTATGGGGTTGTCAGCATCGACCTGGACGACGTCAACCACGAGAACCAGGTGTACGACTACGAGGACATCCACGGGGTGTACACCACGATCACCGAGGCAGCCCTGAGCTACACCTTCGGCCAGTACGGCTTCAAGGTGCACCCTGACCTGGCAGGCAAGGTCTGAGCATGAGAAAGCCCCCTCGCACTGAGGGGGCTTCGCTCACTTCGGGGGATACAGAACCGGTTCATCCTTCGAGGGCTGACGATCCCACTGAGGAGTGTGGACGTCAGGGTCTGTGTCCAGCTCTACGATCCGTTCCCTGATCCAGCGGGACATCATCGCGTTCAGGTTGTCCTCGGGGTACTGAGCGACGAAGTCCTTGAGGAACTGGTGGTCCTCGACGGGGATACGGAGGTTCATCTGAGAGGTTGCCATAGCTAGCATGCTAGCAGCTAGCACCCATTAACGCAGGTCAGAGCAGTGCTATCACCGAGAGTTATCCGAAAACACGGGGGTTAGACCATGGACGAGCTTGAGAACGAGCTGCAGCAGGACGCGATCATCGAGATGAGCGGGGACCAGCAGGTGCCCTGCATCGCGGACATGAAGAGCGATGACGTGGACGCTCTGGTGAACAGCGGGATGGGACAGGTCATCCTGCAGCAGCTCATCGCCGGGCTGCTGGGAGGACTGCACCCCCTTCGCCAGCATGAACTCACCATCAGCGACGAGGAGATCAGGGCGGGCATGAAGGGCCTGGTGGAGATCGACCGCTACGCCGACTTCTACCGGATGCGCCTGGTGATGCCTGCCTCCGAGGAGGACGAGGAGGACTGACAGGCACGAGAGACTGAGCGGGAGGAGGAACGATGCCCAACCCCATGCTGTCCCTGAGCGACATCACCCGCTACGACGAGGTGAGCGTGGCCGACTGGGAGACCAAGCCTCCCAGTTCCCCCATGACGGAGATCGGTTCTACCGGTCTCAAGCGTGCCGCAGGGTACGTGGACGAGGAGTTCCTCCCAGCCCTTCGCGGGCGCAAGGCCATCAAGGTCTACCAGGAGATGTCGCTCAACGACCCCATCGTGGGGTCGCTGCTGTTCGCCATCACCGAGCTGCTGCGCCAGGTGAACTTCCGGGTGGAGGCGACAGACAACACCCCAGAGGCCACCGAGGCGAAGGACTTCGTCGAGTCCTGCATGGACGACATGTCCCACACGTGGGGCGACATGCTCAGCGACATCCTCACCTGCCTGGTGTACGGGTGGAGCTGGCACGAGATCGTGTACAAGAAGCGCATCGGTCCCTGGGAGCGTGACCCGAAGAAGAAGTCGAAGTACAACGACGGGCGCATCGGATGGCGCAAGATCGTCATCCGCTCCCAGGAGACCATGCACCGCTGGGTCTTCGACAAGGACGGCGGGATCAAGGCCATGGTGCAGCTTGCTCCCCCGGACTACGGGAGCAAGCTCATCCCCATCGAGCGCTCCCTGCTGTTCCGCACCAACACCGCCAAGGGCAACCCGGAGGGTGTCTCCCTGCTCCGTACGGCGTACCGCCCCTGGTTCTTCAAGAAGCGCCTGGAGGAGTTCGAGGCCATCGGCGTGGAGCGCGACCTGGCTGGTATGCCGGTGGCCAAGATCCCTGCCTCGTACATGGATGCCGCTCCTGGTTCGCGTGAGCGCAAGGTGTTCGAGGCGTTCAAGAAGATGGTGTCCAACGTGCGGCGGGACGAGCACGAGGGCCTGGTGCTGCCCAACCAGTACGACCGCAACACCAAGCAGCCGCTGTTCGAGTTCGAGCTGCTCTCCGCCTCTGGTACCCGCACCTTCGACACCAACGCCCTGATCGGCCGCTACGAGCAGCGCATCCTGATGTCGGCGCTCGCGGACTTCATCCTGGTGGGGCATGAGGGCCAGGGCTCCTATGCCCTGCACACGGACAAGAGCGGCATCTTCCGCTCGGCCATGAACCACATCGCGCAGATGGTCGCGGACACCTTCAACCGGCACGCCATCCCTCGCCTGTTCGAGCTGAACGGTGAGCGGCTGGAAGAGCTGCCCAAGATCGTGCCCAACGACATCGACCCGCCCAACCTCACCGAGCTGTCCTCGTTCATGACCTCCATGGGTGGGCTGGGCATGGAGTGGTTCCCGGATGCGGACCTGGAGGAGTTCCTGCGCAAGGCTGCGCGCCTGCCCGACATGCCGGACGAGCTGCTGGAGATTCGTCGTCAGCAGAGCCAGCAGCACGCGGTCATGGGCTACGCGGACACCCAGATGCAGTTCCTGGGCATGCAGCAGAAGGCCGAGATGATGGGTCGTGGCTACACGCCCGAGCAGGCCATGCTGGCTTCCGAGCAGCCCAACGAGGAGATGGCTGCCAACGAGCAGCTCGCCACCTACAAGGGCCAGGCGATGGCGGAGCAGGATCCCGACGTGGCTGCGGTCAAGGAGCGCGAGATGGCCATGGAGCAGCAGGGCAAGGGCTTCGACCCGCAGGCTGCCGCTGCTGACGAGGAGGCCAAGGACCACGATGTCCAGCGCAAGGTGGCCATCAAGGACCGGGAGGACCAGGGCAAGGAGAAGGACTTCAAGCGTCAGCTCGCCCTGAAGGACCGTGAGGACAAGTCCAAGGACGCGGACGAGAAGCGCTCCATCCGCATCGAGCGGGCCAAGGCGAAAGCCAAGCCCGACGCCAAGCCGATGCCGAAGAAGCCCGCAGGGCGCAGCAAGCCCGCTGCGAAGAAGCCCAGGGGGAAGTGATGGAGAGTGCCTGGGGTGTCGAGCACGGGACGCCGGTCTCGAAGTCACTGGTGGGCCAGAACAAGTTCGTGCCTGCGGTGAAGCTGGGGGCCAGGCGGCTCAAGGCTGCACGCGCGAAGATGAAGAACGACGACCGCTGGCACCCCGCCAGGAGCGATGTGGGCTTCCGCAGGAAGATGGTGGAGGACGCCCCCAAGAAGAAGGACATGTCCTACCCCGAGGGGCCGGGGGACACCAAGATCAGTACGTTCAACCGTTCCGGTGTGTACCGCAGGCGCGGGGACGCGCGCACCGATGTGGTGAACGAGACGCACCAGGAGATCGCTGGAGCACTGGGCGGACTCAAGCGCGAGGCATCTCGCGTCACGGCCTTCCAGGCCAAGAGCGGGAAGAAGTACCCCGTGCACGTGGTCCCCAACTACCCCAACGCGCACCCGATCCGTACCGGGTCCAAGAAGGGCGGCAAGACCGAGATCGTCGCGGGCGACAGACAGATGAACCCGGCCACCATGCGGCACGAGGTCATGCACGCGGACAACAAGTCCTCCTGGCGGCTCTCACAGATCGGCTCACGCTCTCGCTCGCTGAAGCGCGAGGAGGCCCGGGTGGATACGCTCAGTGGCACGTACAAGCAGAACACCGCACGTGAGCTGGCCGCTGGGAAGACCGGTGGCACGGTATCGCACACCGCAGGCAACCGGTTCAGTCAGGACCGGGGCAGCAGGGAGTTCCGCCGCACCCAGGACAAGATCTTCCGCAGCCGGGGGCAGAGCGCGCGCAAGGAGTCGAGCAAGTCCGGCATCCCCTACGTGCCTACCCCTGGCAAGCCCAACGCCTCAGGGAGCAGGCGTCTGGTGCGCTACGGGGTCGCCGGGGCAGGTGCTGGTGGTGCCTACGCTGGGAGCAAGCACGTAGACCGCAAGTACCGCCGCGACAGGAACGGGAAGTTCGCCTGATGGACATCTTCGAGCCGTACATGAGCAAGGCTGCTCGCCTGGTCACGCAAGAGGTCATGGAGCGGGCGGATGAGAGCGACGACTTCGAGGTGTACGTCGTGTGGTTCAGCAAGACCCTTCAGAACTGGAAAGCCCTGCTGAGCACGACCATCCCGGACGGTCGCTACTACGAGGTCACCTACAACGGAGACAAGGGCGAGGCGTACGTGGACACCTACGTGAAGATCAAGAACAGCGTCCGGGTGGATGAGCTTCTCACTGAGGACGAGGATGGCTGATGATCGAGATCATCCCTGGCTACGGGGACAGCGCACTGCGCCTGAAGATCAACGAGATGATCGAGACGATCAACTCCGGCGGCGTCGGTGGCGCTGGAGTGCTGGCACTGGAGACCGGTGAGCCAGTACCCACAGACCCTGCGCCCACGGCGGGAACGTTCATCGTGCGAACCGATCCCCCGCCTGCGCCTCTGGTTCTGGTCGCCGAGAGCCTGACGACCTACCGCTCGACCTCCAGCAACAGCTGGGCGATCCCCTACCCCGAGGGCATCGAGACCGGTGACCTGCTGGTGGCGTGCATCGTCACCAACTCGCAGTCCGCTACGATCACCCCGCCCGCTGGCTGGGTGAAGCTGCAGCAGCAGGCGGTCACCGGTGACTTCCGGGCCGGGGCGTACTACGGCCTCTCCGTCACTGGTACGCCGCCCACGGGCGATGCAGTATTCACCAGCGGGGAGAGCAACCGCGTGGCCACCTGCATGTTCCGCGTCACGGGAGCGAACCTCACTACTCCAGTGGCGGCCAACGGCACCACGGGCTCGCGAGTCACCACCGTGTACACCGTGCCTGCTCTGACCGGGGTCGGGGGCACGCTGCTCATCTCCATGACGCAAGGCAACTCCTCGTCCCCGAACGACCCCGACCCGCTGGCCTTCAGCAACGACATGGAGCAGTTCGCCTTCGTGACCAGCGCGGACGACACCGGGGTCACGCGTACGTGGCTCAACGTACGCTTCAAGCTCACTGCTACCGACCTGGCCTCGTTCACGGTCACCTCGCCATCCTCTGTGGCCTCAATGGGCTCTGAGGTGCTGGCCATCGGCGGCACGGCATGATCTCGCTCTGGGACGGCACACAGGAGCGCGAGGGGGCGTTCTCCCTGTGGGACGGGGACAGCGAGCGCCCCATGCACGCGGGTACGGTGCCGTACGGTGCGCGGAATGTCTACGAGCTGCGCGCCACTCCAGAGTTCGTGGTGGCGCACCGGCTGGGTTCGCAGGACTGGGCCGAGTACTCCAAGCGTGGTCTGGTGGAGTGCGTCACGCGTGGGGTGCAGGCTCTGGAGATCTCCGTAGCCAAGACCAGCGATGGTGTGTGGTTCGGGCTGCACGACCAGACCCTGCTGCGTACCTCAGGGGTGGACATCAACCCCACCACGCTCACCTGGGCGCAGGTGCAGGAGCACCTGTGCAGCCCGGCATCCGGTGCTGACCCTGCCTTCGGTCCGCAGCCCTACGAGCGCCTGGAGGAGCTGATCGAGCCGTATGCAGGCTCACACGTGTTCTTCCTGGACCTCAAGTACCAGGCTGGCCCTACTGCGCGTGATGCTGTCCTGCCGGTTCTGGAGAGCCTGTTCCCCAGGCCACAGGACAAGGTGATCATGAAGTACGCCTCTGGTGGAGGCATCACCCTGGCTGACTGGGCCACTGAGCACGGCTACATGTCCTGGGGGCACTTCTGGACCGATGACTACCTGGCTGACCCTGCACAGGCGCTGCTTGATGCAGCGCACTGGACCTGGATCGGGGTGGATGCCGATGCCACGGAGCAGATGTGGATCGACATGAAGTCCACCGGCAAGCCGATCGTGGGCGCTGTAGTGGACAGCCTGGAGGAGCGAGACATCTTGCTCGCAGAGGATGTCATCGGGTACATGTGCGCGAACGTCCGTGAACTATTGGGCGACCCGGTCGTCTGAGGAGGAGAGACATGGTTGACAAGGTCAACAACTACGGTGAGCGCGACCTCGCCCTCAAGATCAACGAGCTGATCGATGCGATCAACGACCTGACCGACCGAGTCGAAGCGCTCGAACCGTAGGAGGAGAGATGAACAACACCGTATGGACCATCTTTGGCATCCTGGGGTGTGTTGCACTCGTCATCTGGATCATCAGCATGGTCTGAGTTGCGGCGACGGGATTTGAACCCGCGATCTCCAGGTTATGAGCCAGGTGGGGACGGCCGAACTCCCCCACGCCGCAGTCAAGAATCTACCAGGAGGAAACGATGACTGACCAGACCAAGGACGAGCTGAAGTCCGAGAACGACGAGCTGAAGGCCAAGCTGGCTGAGCTGGAGGGCAAGGTCAGCGTGAACCGTTCGACGTTCCCGAACCACCACGCTCCTGGCTACGCGCCGCACGAGCGTGACGCCGAGGGCAACCCGCAGCCCTGATCTGAGGAGCACCATGCCCTACAAGAGCGAGAAGCAGCGCAAGTTCATGCACGCCAAGCACCCGGAGATCGCCGCCAAGTGGGACAAGAAGTACGGCGGCAAGGTGGCCAAGAGCGCGTGGGGCGTGGTGCACAAGATGTCCCCTGACCCCTCAGCCGTGCATGTCCTGGGCAACAGGGGCAAGACACGCAAGCGCAAGATGAAGAAGGCGCAGGCCGTCACCGGGATGTAGGCTGAAACTGCTTCCTCATCCCCTGGGGACAACGCAAGAAGCCCGAGACGTCATCCATCTGTCCATGGAGTCTCGGGCTTCTTGCTGTCTGGGTCTTGCGCACACACGCACGATGGAGACGAGAGAAGGAGACTCCCCATGGCAATCCTGAACGGACGGCTCCCGGACCTGCTGCTCACGCAGGTCGGTTGGAGCAAGCACAGAGGGACCAAGGATGCGGCACGCGCGCTCACCGCGCTCGGTGCCAGGTTCCAGCGCGAGTTCGGCTACTACCCGCATATCACTGACGGCTACCGCACATATGCGCAGCAGGTGGCAGTGAAGGCTGCCAAGGGCTACCTGGCTGCAACGCCTGGCACGAGCAACCACGGCTGGGGTCTGGCCTTCGACCTGGGCTCCGGCATCAACGTGCGCTCCTCGCGCGAGCACCAGTGGATGCAGATCAACGCCAAGAACTTCGGCATGGACAACCCCAACTGGGCCACTCCTGGAGCCCCGGGCTTCCAGAAGGACGAGCCCTGGCACTGGGAGTACGCCAACCGGGCCAAGGACGGTTCACGTCAGGTCGTACTGCTGCAGTACTGGATGAAGAAGGCGCGGCTGTACGACGGGGCTCTGGACGGCTGGTGGGGCCAGGGCACCAAGAACGGCTGGGACAAGCTCATGGCCTCGATCAGCAGACGTGGCTACAACTCCAAGCGAGTCATGTGGTTCCAGAGGATCCTGGCCTCCTCGATCATCGGCGCGCTGTATACCGGCGAGATCGATGGCATCATCGGTCCGCTGACCATTCGTGCCGCTCGCACCTTCCACGGTCGCTACTCAGGAGTGAAGTGATGAACACCCCGCAGCTTCCTGCATACCTTCGCACCTTCGTTCCCATCCTGTGGGGCTACCTGGTGGGCCTGCTGGCCACCAATCTTCCTGGCGTCAGTGACCTGCTGGACACCCTGGGCGTGGACCTCAACTCGCCCGAGGCAGTGGCTGCAGTCACCGGTCTGGCAGCCATCGGCTGGTATGTCCTCCTGCGCAAGCTGGAGAAGTACCTGCCGGACATCGTCACCAGGTTCCTCCTGGGCAGCCCGCAGACGCCTGCATACGATGGCAGCACTGCTGGTGGACCGCTCATCGAGGCGGCAGGACCAGTGTTCGAGCTCGGCGACGCGGAGCAGGCCATGATCGAGGTCAAGACCGGTCAGAGCGCGGACCCCAACCTCACGGAGAACCAGCCGACGAACCGCGACCTGGACTGACGACACCGATAGCGTGAAGCCAGACCACGAGCAAGGAGTACGACATGCCGCTGACAGTCGCGGAGCGTAATGCCATCGCGGACTTCGAGGCAGCCCGCCTGGTGTACGTCTCGCTGCACACCGCCGACCCAGGGACCACAGGTGCCGCTGAGGCCACTGGTGGCACGCCCGCGTACGCGCGCAAGGCCCTGTCCTTCGGTGCCGCGTCCTCGGGTACTGCCACTGCTGGTGAGGTGACGTTCGATGTTCCGCCGGGCACGTACACGCACTTCGGTGTGTGGACCGCCGTGACCTCGGGCACCTTCCGTGGGGGCAACCCGCTGAGCGCCACCACCACCATCAACCCTCAGGGTCAGATCAAGCTGACCATCGCCATCCCAGTCGCTGCGTCGTAGGTTCCCATGGCCCGAGTCAACTACGCGGCCAACCCCCGGACCCGAGGCTCAGACCGCTACCTCGGCTACTACGAGGCGGGCAAGGCCACTGCCACCGCGTTCACTGGTGCCGGTGGCCTGCCCATCTCGTACATAGACAGCTACCGGCGGGTGGAGACCACTGCTGTCGCCACTGTCGAGCGACAGTTCGGCCAGGCGCTGTACACGGACCGGGACGACTTCCCCCACCGCAAGGGGGACTTCTACTGGGACCGGATCTACGTACGCACCAACCAGTCCCTGGTCCAGCTCGGTCACTGGTACGTGGAGCGCTCCTGGAACGGTGCTGCCTACGTCAACACTGCTGCTACCTATGTCGAGTTCGGCGTCTTCGGCTCTGGTAGTGGCTGGGTCGAGATCGAGTACCTCAACTACATCCACTTCGATACGACCGAATCGTTCATGATCATCCCGGTGATCGAGACCACCGACGGCGTGGGCTTCCTGCCGGTGGGGTCGCAGCTGGACGTGCATGCGCACATGATCGAGCGTGAGCCCTTCACCGGGACGGCCTACGAGTCGCGCCTGTACGAGGGCTTCACCGAGATGAGTGACCACTTCGACGGCACCACGCCCACCACGGACGACGAGACCTTCGCCTGGTCCGGCACTGCTGACCTGTCCATCTCGCGTTCCACGGACCGCTGGCAGGCCACCAACACGGGCGCGGGCAAGACTCACCTTGCCGAGATCACCGTCGCGAACTCGGGAGGCACCGCCGGTACTGCCGCGACTGCGATAACCCCCGGGGGCGGGGCGTTCGTCTCTCCGCACTGGTCTGCCTTCCCGGACGTGCTGGGTAGCAACCGGGCTATGTCCACCCAGTACCACGCGAACATCTCCTGGAACACCGCGAACCGGAAGTACGTCACCGGGCACTTCCGGTTCATGTTCGAGTCAGGGACCGACGAGTTCACCCTGTTCTGGGCCAACATGGGTGGTGGCACCCCAACCATGCTGGTGCGGACCACCATCACCTCGGACGGCCGGTTCAAGATCTATGACATGAACGGCACGACCCTGTTCACCAGCTCCAGCTTCACTCTGCTCCAGCCGGACATCTGGTATCAGTGCGCCTTCGGTCTGGGAGCCGAGACCGTGCCGCCGACCGATGATGACGGCATCTGGTACCAGAACGTGGACATCAGCGTCTACAACGACGACGACTCCTCCCCTGGCGGCTGGCTCTACGAGGGCCGGGTCAAGACGATCAACACCGGCACCACCATCCCCAACATCACCCTGGGCGCGCACACCAGCTTCGACATCAGCAACAGCCGGGAACGGCACTACGCCGAGTTCACCGTCCGGGGCATGAGTGTGCTGACCAGCTTCTTCGGAGACATCCCGCTGACCGGCAGGGCAGTGGTCAAGCTGAACGGCTCCCTGGACGTCACCACGCGCGCGTACGGGGAGAACACCACCTCGGAAGCTCCGCTGACCGTGGTGCCCGCAACACCGAACGCTCCGGGGGCGGACAGCCTCAGCTACACCCTGCCTGTCATCACCAACCGCTCGCTGCTCATCGTGATGGCCTACAGCAAGGACTTCCGGCAGGACACCGGGCACGACATCGTCGGGATGACCTACGACCTGTCCGGGGCTACACCGACGCCGGACGTGTGGGACCTGGCAGGCTATCCCATCGATGTCACGACGGGTGGGCACGATCCCACCAGCGAAGCCTTCAACGAGTGGACGGTGGACGACCCCAACGAGGTCGGCATCCTGCGCTGGGGCTTCATCGTGGACGCCGCCAACTCCGAGCAGGTGTTCACCCTCACGCGTGATCCGGAAGAGATCGAAGAGTTCGCCATGCAGGTCACGGTCATCAATGGTGTCGGTGACGGCGATGTCGTGGGGTTCATGAACGTCAGCGGGAACACCCAGTACCACGGTAACGGCGGGATCTCCCGTACGCCCGTGCGAGACCTGGCTGCTGACGCCCTGGCTGGTCCAGGACGGATGGGTCTGGTCGAGTACCAGATGTCGCTGTGGCGACCCGCCTCCACCATGTGGCCCGGTGGGCTGTGGGGCGACGCCGCCTACATGATCGCGCTGAACCCGTATGGCATGACACCGCTGCCCAGCACCAGCGGAGCGCAGTCCCAGACCACCATCGAGATCCCGGACGACTTCCGCACCTGGGTGATCAACACCTATCCAGGTAGCACGCGTGGACCGTACAACCCTGCTACAGCAAGCCAGGTGATCTGGAATCCGCGCATCTCGCGCGCGGAGCTGGAGGCACCCACCGGGTACTTCGGCCTGGAGTGGTGGAGTGTATGGACCATAGCCGTGCCGATCGGCGGTGTGGCCACCGGCCAGCTTCCGCTCGCCGTGGGGCTGATCGGTACGGGTATCCCCACCGGCTCCAAGAACGTCGTGCCCACTGTCGGTCTGGTGGGCAGCGTGGCGCAGGAGATCTCTCGGACAGGAAGTATTCCTGTCACTGCGAAGCTGGTCGGCCGGAACCCGGTCATCCGTACCGGGGATGCTCCGGCTTCGGTTGAGCTGACCGCAGAGGCCTCGGTCCAGTCCCCGCTGTACCTGTACACGGAGCTGGACCACGACATGCACTTCGACGGCTCGTTCTCGGTGGACATCGCCACTACGGGGTTGATTCCTTCGGTGTCGGTCACGGGCGAGATAGCTATCCCCGCAGACGTGATCGGGCGGGTGCCGCCGCGCCCCTTCCCGGCACCGAAGGATCTGGACTTGATTCCGGTGACTCAAGACCTCAGCCTTGAGCCCCTGCCGGAGGAACTGGAGCAATACGCTGTGACCGGCGAGATCACGCTGGACCAGATCGGCTACTGGAGGAACCCATGAACGAGATGACGGTGAAGTTCGGGGACTCCCGGAAGATCGGCTGGCGGGCCAGCACCTCGCTCGTGGACGCCGATGTGGTGCTCAAGGTGGAGAACAGTGCCGGTGCGCCGATAGACACCACCGATGACATCCTCATCCCGGATCCGCCGTCCGGGATCGTGTTCTGGCAGTTGGACGGAACGCTGCCGGTGGGCAGCTATCTGGTGGAGCTGGAGATCACCAGAGATGGTGAAACGATGCACGCGCCCACCAAGGGCCAGCGCGTGCTCACGGTCGAAGAGGCCCTGGGCTAGCACGAGATGATGGACGCGGAGGTAGACATGGAACTCAACACCCGCGCCGCAGCCTGGGCCTACGACCTGGTGATGAAGATGGACGACGCATCTGCGCAGTCCTTCATCACCAACGTGGCCTACGGCATGCTGCACGAAGATCTGGCTGGCAACCGGCGTACGGTGGACGGGCTGGTGCAGCGCATCCACAAGCGTCTCGCCTCCGCCGACCCGCGCCTGGTGCCCATCGTCAAGGCATTCGGTGACGACGAGTACACCCGCGACAAGTCCGGCCGGTTCTCCACGGTGGAGTCGCGGGTGCGCACGGACCGCACCAAGCGGGCCATGCCCAAGGCCAAGGAGCGGGATCAGGGCATCCAGAGCGCTGCCTTCGTAGCCCGGCGCTCCGGCACCTACCGCAAGACGGACAGGCTCAGCTCCAAGGAGCGCAGTGCCTACCAGCAGCAGTACGGTGCGCTGGCGGACGCCATGGACCGCATGGTCACCTCGGGCGGGCGCAACCCGCAGGCCGTGGTGCAGGATCGCTCCACCGGGCGTCAGGCGCTGGCCACCATCGAGGGCGGCTCGCCGGACTCCATCAAGGGCTGGAACCCCAAGCGCCAGGATGTCGTCGCGATCCGCTACGAGCGTCCGGGCTCGATGGCGGGCAACGCCTCGTTCGACGTGGTCTCCACCCTGGCCGGTGGGACCGCAGGGCGTGGGGCACAGCGCGGGGTACAGGGTGTGCAGCGTGGTGGTTCTGCCTTCGCGGACCAGTGGAACGACGCGAGCAACGACCCCACAGGGACGAACGCGCGTACCTACCGCCGCATCGAGGCGGGCTCTCAGCTCCTGGGCACCGTCTCCGCTCCGGGCTCGAAGACCCAGGCCGCTGCCGCCTTCGGGGAGTTCGTCGGCCGCTACGGTCCCGAGGCGGAGAAGGTCGTCGGCCCGCACATGCGCAAGACGGCCTACCGCTACCGGGGCACCGAGCGGAAGGTGGACGCCGAGCTGTTCACCGCACGCCAGACTCAGCTCCGGCGGGACGGTGGTGGGGAGGCTCTCCCGGCCGAGGAGAAGATGCTGCGCACCTCTGGTGCCTCGGTGGGCTACCTGTTCAACCGGCTGCCCAGCCTTCGCCTGAGCGAGATCCAGCGCAAGTCCGGGCGTATCCCGCCCTCGGAGGGCGTGATCGTCGGGGCTGACGGACAGGTCAAGGTGCAGGCCGTGGGCTTCGCGGACGACCACTACCTGCCGTTCAACCTCAAGAACCTGAACAACCTCAAGGGCGGGGAGTACGTTCGGACCCGCTCCAAGGGTGGGCTGACCACCGAGGATGTGTACACCGGTCTGGTCTCCGGAGCACGACGGGTCACCGTGGTGTCCAACTCCGGTGTGTTCACGGTCAACTTCTCGGACGACTTCCGGGGCGCGCGCCGGTTCAACGACAAGGCCGCGCAGATGGTGGACCGCTACGCCAAGACGCTGGACACCATCAAGAACGGTCAGGTCGAGCGGGAGCCGATCAGCCGCGAGGCACGGGCCGAGATCTTCTCCGAGGTCGAGGAGGAGATGACCGGGTGGTCCACGCAGGCTGAGCGTCAGGCGGAGTTCCAGCGTCGGATCAAGGACTACAAGGAGACCCCTCAGCTGACTACGGGTGAGCTGGAGGCCATCGACGCCAAGGCACGTGGCGGTGCTGAGATGGGCACCGACCGGGGGCGCAAGGAGTACAACCGCATCCGGGCCGACCTGATCGACCAGGCCATGGAGACCAAGACCTCGCGCTTCTACCAGCTCGACGGCGAAGGCTACGCGGCGTCCCTGGAGGCGCTGCGCGAGCAGTACCCGTACTACATCGACTCGGTCTCCTTCATGCACCGCAAGGAGGCGCTGAACGCTGCGGGTGAGCGCACCGACTCGCCCAACGGGCTCATGCAGCGGTTCACCCGCGAGGCGGACCGGGGCTACGTCGCGCCTCGGTACAACCGTCCGGAGGAGGTGCTGGAGGGCTACTACGACCGGCACGTCGCTGGCGCGGGCACGTACACCCAGGGCGGGGAGACCACCGGCAAGACCCCGGCTGCGTTCACCAACTTCAGCAACTGGGAGAACAACCCCACGCGCGGGCAGACGCGGCGTCGCGACGACATGATGGGTGAAGTCGCTGGTGAGAGCACCACCGGTGGTGGGGGTGGGGCTACCGCAGCCCGTCCGGCAAACACCCAGCAGGCAGTGGCCGAGTCGGCCGCACGGGTGGAGCGCACCCAGCAGGCGCGGGACGCCACCGTGGACCTGGTGAAGCTGGCGGACGACGAGGTGGACTTCAGCACCGAGGAGGCCGCGCGGGTGTACCCCATGCTCAACTCCGTGCAGAGCGGCGCTCGCAAGCCCGAGGAGATCTGGGAGAACCCCACCGACCGGGAGGCACTGGTCACCGAGCTGAGCCAGGTCATCAGCGTGTTCCGCACGGACGCGGCCAAGACCCGGGGCACCCAGCTCCTGGAGCGCTTCCGGGTCAACTCCGGACAGTACGGCGGGGATGCCTTCGACCGGAGCAAGCACCTGGGGTTCTTCGCGTCCTCCCCGCGTGAGTTCGCCGAGGCTGCCTACCGGCCCGCTGCGGACGCCACCGCCAAGGACAACGAGCGTCAGCGGGTGAACAACGCCCTGGCCAACTCCGGGGTGGCGGTCGGTCCGGACGTGGAGGACACCGCTCTGGGCCAGGCTGCTGCTGCTCTGGGCCGGGCCAGCCAGCACGCGCAGCGGGGTGAGGAGCAGGGCTTCATCGACTCTCTCACCGAGGCGCGCACCCGGCTGGACCTGCCTGCTGCATGGGTGGGCAACCGCTTCCGGGCCTTCCAGCACACCAAGGGTGACGAGCGGCTGGTGAACCAGCAGGCTGATTCCCTGGCCGGGATGGCGGAGAACATCGAGCGGCTACGTGCACTGGGCACGTCCATGCCGGAGACTGGGGGCATGGCTTCTCCTCAGACGCTCCAGGCTCAGGGTGTCGGCATGGGTGCCGCTGAGCGCGTGCAGCAGCTCCAGCCTCGTCCCGCTCCGCAGCCCGTCCAGCCGTCCAACCGCTGGCCGCGCCGCAACCTGGACGATGACTCCGAGCGCCGTACCGGCGTCGAGGCGCTCAACCATGCAGCCCAGGCCATCGCTGGAGTGGACGGGCCGGACAACCCCGTCACCAGTGGTCTGCGTTCCGTGGCCATCGCAGTACGCAACGGGGACATCGATCGAGCCGAGGAGCTGGCCAATGATGTCTATGTGGGGTCCGACCAGGCTGGAGAGCTGGGGCAGTTCGCCCGCAGTGCCATCGAGTCCATCTTCGGGTCTGACAACTGGCGTCCGAGCCGCTGATGGATGAGGAACTGAACGACACCGAGGAGCGGCTGGCTGCGGAGATCACAGCGGCTGGAGAGCGTTCGACCAGCCTGACGGAGGTAGCCCTCGCTCTGGGGGCTGCCTTCGGGCTGTACCGGATGATCTTCCGGCGCAGGCTGCGAGAGGCGTCTGTGCGCCGTGACGGCCCTGCAGCGATGCAGGAGCTGTCCCAGCGCATTGCCATGCTGTTCCTGCCCAGGTGGGCTGCTGTGGCTGCTCCTGCCCTGGCTACCGGTCTGGTGATAGGGCTGCACGAGGCTGGCAACTCCGCACCGGATCTCACGTGGGTGCGGAAGAACGCAGAGCGCTACGCCGTACAGCTCGGGGACAACATCCACCAGGTCTCGACCCAGTCCATGGTGGAGGGCATCAACGCGCAGATGAATCGCAAGGTTGTCGCGCGTGTCGCCATCGAGCGGGTTGTCGATGCGTTCGGTGTGGCACCGCGCACCATGAAGGCTCTGGTCAACGTGTGGATGAGCGACCGCCCCACGGCGTTCACCTCACGCGACGTGCCCAAGACGATCGTCGGCCGGATCGATCGAATGATTGCCGCTGCCATCATCAGCCGGGCCAAGGCCATCGGGGAGTCCGAGGCGTTCATCACCAAGAACACCGCCAAGGCGATGTACTGGGCCTACCTCTCCCAGACCGGTCGGCTGGAGATCACGGCCGAGAAGGAGTGGGTCACTGCCGATGACGAGCGGGTGTGCCCGCTGTGTGGTCCGCTGCACGAGGCCCGGGTGCCGGTGAGCGAAGACTTCACCATGCCCAACGGGCAGGTCATCTCCTCGCCCATCGCGCACACCAACTGCCGGTGCGACATCCGGCTGGTCACCTACGTCGGGGACATCGTCATCGAGCGCCCGGAGCTGGAGCTGACCAAGTCAGCCTGGGGCGTGATCTCCAAGGCGCGTGGCCAGGACCGCTACGACCGCGACCGCAAGGGGCGCTTCTCCGAGACGGAGTCCCGTCGCAGCAAGGTGCAGACCCGTGAAGTGGACTACTCCGATCCCCGGGTCGCGCGTGTGCTGGCGGAGGCGAGTGATCTCCTGGACGCGCCGACGACACCGCGACTCGTGCCGGTCACGCCACCGAAGGCTCGCGTCGATGCCAAGGCCTCACCTGTGAAGGCTCAGGTACGCGAGAAGGCTTCACCCGTGAAGGCGAAGGCCGTCGTGGGGGACAAGGCTCAGGTCCAGGCTGAGGCGAAGACTGCGGTGATGACACCGGAGCGAGCGCAGATCGTCGAGCACAACGCCAAGGCGAAGATCCGGGCCAAGATCAAGGCCAAGGCCAACCCCACCTTCCAGGCACCCAAGACCGAGCTGGAAGCAGCCTCGGCCAACGATGTCTGGATGAACACTCCGGACGGTCAGCCGATCTACGTGATCATGGCTCCGTACGAGTGGGACCCTGACCAGGACACGGTGTTCATCGATGAGTACCAGCCGTTCTACACGGCTGGCGTCGAGGGGCTAGGGATCTCCACCCTGCAGCAAGCGGTCAACGAGTACTGGAACAACGCGCTGGAGAACGACGACCTGTTCGAGGACTTCGCGGACCGGTCCACGTTCAGCGAGACCGCAGGCTCTCCGGTGCTGGAGGCGCAGATTGGTCGGCACACCGTGTACGTGGACTACGACGCCTACGACGTGGCCACCATCGAGACCGTGCACGGGATCACCCCGGAGCACTCCGAGCACCTGCTGCTGTCTGCCTACGACCGGGAGAGCGGGCGTCCGGTGGCGCAGGTGTCGGTCTCGGCCCACGACATCGCTCAGGCGCTGGCGATCCCCATGATGGTGGAGAGCCTGACGCCGGTCGTGGGCCGGACCAACAAGATCAACGTGGACACCTTCGACGACGACCAGTACGGCGGGGCCATCACCAACCCTGGTGCCTACAAGGTGCTGTCCAGCGACATCGGCTCGATGTCCCAGTGGGGCGCGCGGGACGAGGGTGTGGGGATGCCGTTCCACATGTTCGACATCGACCCGGACGATCTCTACCCCTGATCCTTCATCCGCTTGCGCAGCTTGTCTCGCTTGTATCGAGGGATCACTTGGTAGCGCAGCAACGCATAGGTGAAGTACCACAGGGTGAATCCAGCGAGGATGGACAGTACCCGACTGAAGATGCGCGCCAGGTCTAGGTCCATGCCGAAGACGTTGACCAGCAGCCCGTTGACGGAGATCAGCAGGAGCAGCGAGATGAACAGCAGCAACTGGTAGGACTCGGCCGTGTGCCGGATGTGCGGCCACTCGCGTATGTACAGCACGACGAAGGCGAGCATCGGCAAGATGGCGATCGTGTACAGCATGATCGAGTAAAGCAACTCAGCCTCCTAGCGCTGTGCGGAAGCGCTCCGCGAAGTGGTTCTTCTCCAACTGGATGTTCAGCTCTTCGGCCGTGTTCTGTACAACAGGCCACTGCCGCTTGACCCTCTGGAGATCCATCTCTGTCTCCTCGCGCGCTGCGCGCGCTTCCTTCAAGCGCTCGGCAGCCGTCGGCTCGGACAGACTCTGCTTCCGCTTGAAGATCCGCACCATCAGGAAGTCTCCGACTTCTCTTCTTGTGGCGGCAGTGTCTTGAGGATGTGCGCTGAGACCTGACCCAGGGCCAGGAGTTGCGAGACCTGCAAGACGAGCTGAGCTTTGGTCTCCTCTGACTGCTGCCACGCTGTCTTCCACTCTGCCGCCTCGGCTAGGCGAGCGTCTCGATCTTCTCGTATTTCCTTGACGTTCTGCGAGGTGCGTAGCCTGCCGGTTACGACCAACAGCACCAGGAGTCCCCACCCCGACAACTCGAAGATGTTGACCGGTACACCCAGCACGTCGAACATGTGCTCCTCCGTCGTCTCTTGCAGGCTAGCCGCAACAACCCGCCATACGTGCCCAAGTGTCGTAGATGCCGGAGTACTGCCGGGTGACCATAACCAGTGCTCCTGTCCGAACTACAGTCGCACGTAGTGCCAGGGGTATGGAGCCGTGGGGGATCATGAGGGCATGAGACGCCTTGTCCCCGTAACCGACTTCGAGACGGTCGCCAAGGCCCTGTACGGTGACGGGGCCTGGGAGATCGCCAAGGCCGAGAAGAAGAAGACCGAGGGCCTGTCCAACACCGACAAGGGCCTGGTCGCCGCCAACGCCGCCTCCGCCGGGTTCGGTGCGCTGACGCTCCCTGCTCTGGCCCGAGACGCCAAGGCCAAGTTCGCCAAGCCCGCAGGCAAGGGGCTCAAGCGCGTCAAGCCTTCCAAGCTGAAGGCCACGCCGCTGGGTCGCGCCGCTGGTCGTGCGGGCAAGGCACTGAAGAACCCCAAGTTCGCAGGTCCGGTAGCTGGCGCTGTGGTGGGCGGTCAGGTCTTCAATGTGGCGGCTGATGCTGCGTCCACCAAGTCCATCGCGGACAAGTCCAAGAAGAAGACCGACGTGACCAAGTCGGTGGCCGAGGCCAAGGTCAAGGTCCTGCGCAAGGTCGAGGAGAAGTCCCCGAAGGTGAAGATCGCCCGCAAGAAGGAGGGCAAGGACTTCACCATCTCGGCTACTGTCTCCAAGGCCATCGAGGACAAGCGCCAGGTCTATGGCTGGGCCTCGATCACCGAGATGGACGGTCAGCCGGTGGTGGACCTCCAGGGGGACTACACCACGATCGAGGAGATCGAGAAGGCCGCACACAAGTACATCTCCAAGTCCCGCAAGGGCGGGGACATGCATGTGCGTGTGGGCGACGAGCCCAAGCACGTGGCCGACCTGATCGAGTCCGTGGTCATCACGCCGGAGAAGAAGGAAGCTCTCGGCATCCCGGCTGACTCCCCCACTGGCTGGTGGGTCGGGATGCAGGTGCACGACGACGAGACCTGGCAGCTCGTCAAGGACGGCAAGCGGCCGATGTTCAGCGTTCACGGCTCCGGCCGCCGACAGGAGATGGAGATCCCCGCATGAGCACCAGCGTCTGGGGCGTAGAGCATGGCGACATCAGCAAGGCCGACAAGAAGAAGCGCGGGCACGTCGCAGCGAGTACTGCGCTGGGTGCAACGCTCGGTTGGCCGGGGTCTGGTATTCACGCTGCCGTGAAGGGGAAGAAGGGCCGCAAGACCGGCGCTGTGCTTCGTGCTGGCGGTGGCTCTGCGGTCGGTGCTGGCCTGGGCGCTGCTCTGGGTAGTGCGGTTGGTGCGCGTAGTGGTCCGGCCGGGATGAAGGCCGGTACCTTCCTGGGTACTGCCGCTGGCGGTGGTGCTGGCGCTGGTATCGGCGCGCACCGCAACGTCCAGGTCGGCGCGATCAAGGGCATGAAGCGAAAGAAGAGCTGACATGGCCACCTGGTCTGACGAGAGGCTGCAGGGTCACAAGCGCGCGCACAGCTACATCAGCAGCGCTGGTGCCACCCTGGGCATCTCTGCGCTCGGTGCCGCCACTGCCAAGACTCCCGGGGCCGGTAAGGCTGCCCGGAAGCTCGGTGGCGCAGCCATGAAGCGCGGTGCCAGCGTGAAGATGGGTAACCGCATCGCCAGTGCGCCGAAGCGAGCAGGCGATGCAGCGACTGGTCTGACTACGGCGTCTGCTGGTGTCGGTGGCATCGGCGGGTACAACTTCGCCGCCATCCAGTCCCAGGAGTCCAAGAAGGCGCGTGCAATGCGTCCGGTCAAGCAGAAGAAGAAGCGAGTCGCCAAGATGGACACCAGCAACCCGTTCGACATCTCCAAGGGTGACCGCGCCAAGGACAACCTGGTCGGCGCGACGGTGAAGCCGAAGCGCCGCAAAGAAGCCATGAAGACCAACCTCAAGGAGACGTACAAGGGGGTGGCCCAGCACACCGTGGGCGGTGCTGCGCTCGGTGCTGCTGCGCTCGGCGGTACTGCTGCGGTACTCAATGCCAAGACCCATGGTGCTGCCTGGAAGGCCGCCCGTGGCAGTGCTAAGGCCATCAAGGGCGGCAAGGGCAAGGGCGGTGGCTACGGGCGCAAGTACGCCATGCGCTCGGCCAAGTCCAGCCTCACGAGTCAGAACACCCGTACTGCCGCTGGCGTGGGTGCTGTCGGTGGCGCACAGACCGGTGTGTATACCGGGATCGTCGCTGGTGCGGACAAGGGCCACCGGAAGAACCGCGCTGCTGGCAACTACGAGCCGCGCAAGGTGAAGAAGGCGCTGTCACCGGACGTGGCCAGCTCACCGTTCGCCAAGGCACTGATGCCGATGTCCAGCGCGCCGCAGAAGGGCCAGAAGCGCGAGGGCAAGCAGCAGCCGTCCATGCGTCCGCTGAAGTCACTCATCACTCCGCCTGTGGTGGCGACCCCTGGTGCGAAGCCTGCCACTGCCCCCAAGCCCACCGCCAGCCAGCCCAAGATGCCCACCGTCTCCAAGCCCCCGAAGCCTGGCGTGGCGAAGGCGTACGACCCGGAGCGGAAGCGGATGAAGCGGCTGGAAGGCTACTCGACCGCTTCCACTGCTGGTGGTGGTGCTCTCGGTGCTCTTGGTGGTCTCAAGCTCTTCGAGGCTGGCAAGAAGGGCAAGGGGCTGGTCCAGGGCATGGACTCCATGACCGGCAAGGCAGCCAAGCAGGGTGCCAAGGCAGTGGCCAGGACCGGTGCCAAGGGGCTGGCTCTGGGCGCTGCTGGCGCTGGTGGTCTGGTGGCAGGAAAGAAGATCAAGCAGCACTCCCGCAAGGGTGGGCGACCGTACAAGCAGCTTCCGCTGAAGTAAGGGTGTTGCAAGCACCGTGAGACTAGGAACGAGGTAGGCAGATGGCCCGCAAGGTCAATGCTCTTCTCGACATGGAGTTCGACGAGATCTCCCTTGTCGACAAGGGAGCCAACCAGTACGCACGAACCGTTATCGCCAAGCGGCACGGCGAGGAGGAGAACACGATGGACGAGTACTTCGACTCGACGGGTAACCCTGTCGAGATGGACTCGCTGGAGCCGGGCGAAGTGGTGTACGACGCTCAGGGTGATGCGTTCACCCTGGAGGTCGAGGAGGAAGCGGACGAGCGCGAGCTGGCCACGGTCGGCAAGAACGCGAACCCCTTCGTCATCCAGAAGAACCACGAGACCGACGACGACGAGGTCTTCGACCTCCGCGAGGAGCTGAGCAAGGCGCTCACCGACTCCGACCGGGACGAGGTGATCGCCAAGGCGTTCAACCGTCTGGGCGAGTACGAGGAGATCGCCAAGCAGGCTCAGGCAGCCGCCGAGAGCGAGCGTCAGCTCCGTCTGGACCGCGAGTACACCGAGGTCGCCAAGAACTACACGGTGGGCATCGCCCCCGAGGTTCTCGGCCCGGTCCTCAAGCGTGCCGCCGAGGCGCTGGACCGTGCGGACTGCGAGGTCCTGGCCAAGGCCCTGGACAGCGCCTCTGCTGCGGGCGACCTCTTCGAGGAGGTCGGCAAGTCCGGCGCTGGCTCCAACTCGGATGTCTTCCAGTCCGTGGAGGCAAAGATCAGTGAGTCCATCTCCAAGGGGGACACCTCCAAGGAGCAGCTGATCACCAAGGCATTCCTGGATAACCCGGCTGCCTACGACGAGTACCTCGCCGAGCAGTACAACCGCTGAGTAGCGAGATAGCAAAGGAGGAACCATGGCATACGAAGAGAGCCTCAAGTCTATCTCGCTGAACGCGGATAGCTCGCTCGCAGTCTTCACGGGCGTCCCGTCCACACCTGGCTCGGCTGACCCGAACTACGGCAAGCAGTACACCTTCGTGAAGGTGACTGGTGCCCACCAGGTCGGTGCGGTCGATGGAGTCGACGACCCCACTGTGGGCGTCCTGCAGAACAAGCCCCAGGTCGAAGGGCAGGCCGCAACGGTCGGCATCTTCGGGGTCAGCAACGTGATCGCAGGAGCTGCGGTCGTCGCTGGCGTCAACGTCCAGTCCGACACCAGTGGCCGGGCTATCACGCTCGCTGCCGGTACTGCAGTCGGAGTCGCCCTGTCAGCTGCCGCTGGCGCTGGTGAACTCATCAGCGTCCTGCTTCGTCGGGCCTGAGAGAGGATAGAGGAAGATGCCTAACCCGGCTCAGTCCGATCTCCACGTCAACATCCCGCTGACCAACGTCAGCGTGGCGTACGTCCAGAACAACGCGAACTTCATCGCCACCAAGGTCTTCCCCAAGGTCCCGGTGCAGAAGCAGAGCGACCTGTTCTGGAAGTACTCCAAGTCCGACTTCCGTCGTACGGATGTTCAGCGCCGCGCCCCTGGGACCGAGTCCCCGGGCATCGGCTGGTCCGTGGACACGGATAGCTACTTCGCCCACGTCTACGCTGTCCACAAGGACATCGACGACCAGGTTCGCGCGAATGCCGACACGGTGTTCAAGCTCGACTCCGAGGCCACCCAGTTCATCACCAACCAGCTCCTGCTCAAGCGGGACCTGGACTGGCACGCCCGGTACTTCAACACCGGCATCTGGGGCACCGACCTCACGGGTGTCGCTTCTTCGCCGACCGGCAGCCAGTTCATCCAGTGGGACTCGGCGTCTTCGGACCCGATCAAGCTGATGGCTGACCTGCAGACCACGTTCATCCAGAACACGGGCGTGAAGGCCAACACCCTCGTTCTGGGCGCACACGTGATCAACGCGCTGAAGAACCACCCGGCGATCATCGACCGCATCAAGTACACGCAGAAGGGCATCGTGACGACCGACCTGATCGCCACGCTCTTCGACGTGGACCGGGTGCTGGTCAGCTACGCCACACAGGCCACCGGCCCGCAGATCCCGGACGCGAAGGCTCAGGACGCTGCGGCTTCCTACTCCTTCATCGCGAACAGCAAGTCGGCCCTGCTGGTGCACACGCCCTCCTCGCCGGGTCTCCAGACCCCCGCTGCGGGCTACACCTTCACCTGGAACGGCTACCTCGGTGGCAACTCCCAGGGTCTGAAGATCAAGCGGTTCCGGATGGAGCACATCGCTTCGGACCGCATCGAGGCCGAGCAGACCTACGACATGAAGGTCGTCGGTACCGACCTCGGCGTGTTCCTCTCGGCTGCAGTCGCCTGATCCACAGGTAGCTAACCTTGGCGGGGGTGGGAGTCGTTCCCGCCCTCGCTTTGGTGTAGAAGGAGAATCTCCCATGGAGTACATCGCCGGTCGCCCGTTCGCAGTCGATGGTGGCTACGTCGAGCCGGGTGACAAGCTCACCCGCAAGCAGCTGGAGTCCATCCCCTACCTGGAGTCCTTCGTGTCCTCGGGGTACATCTACCCGGTGTACGTCAAGAAGGACTACGACCGTCTGCCCCCGCACCTCTTCACTGCGGTGATGCAGCGCAGGGAGGCGGACGCCAAGATGAAGCAGGCTGTCGCCCTGGTGCCGGTGAAGCAGGCAGAGGACCAGAAGGCTGGCGACGAGGACCAGACCCGCAAGGAGTCCGCCAGTCAGGCCAAGATCGACCGCGCGAACCTGGCGTCCAACCTGATCCGCGAGGTGGACCCGGTCAACCCGATCCCCGTCGTGGACGAGTCCGAGGCCGAGCAGGACGAGGACAATACGGTCGAACCCGAACCCGAGCCCGAGCCTGCTCCGGAACCCGCTCCTGAGCCAGAGCCTGCTCCTGAGCCGGTAGTCGAGGAGCCCAAGCCTGCCCCCAAGCCCACTGCCCGGAAGACTGCGGGGAAGTGACCTCATGACGTTCTCCTACGGCAACGACCCTGGCAACAGCGTGGTCGATGGCGTGCGTCTGCTCACTGGCGATGTGGTGGATGCCAACCACCTGATCGAGGACGAGTCGATCACCTGGATCGACGACCAGTGGAGCCACAAGGGGAACGTCTACTTCGTGGCGTCCAAGGCGGCAGAGCTGATCGTCTCCCGCCTGGCGCGCGAGGTGAACTTCTCTGCTGACGGGCAGACGGTCGCACTCGGTGAGCTGCAGCAGAAGTTCGTCGAGCTGGCTGCCGGTCTGTGGGCACAGGGCGAGGA